TTCCCAGTGATGGCAGTGACACAACCGACGACTATGGAAACGGTTTGGAACATCTTGAACCAGGTCTGGTTGCACGCTTGAAGCCTGGTGAATCACTTGAGCAAGTTAATCCAGCACGGCCGGCAGCACAGGCGGAACCTTGGATCAATTTGATGGTGCGCAACATCGGAGTCGGTGTTGGACTTGGCTATGAAAAGGTGTCCCGCGATTACAGTCGCACATCGTATTCGTCCGCACGCACCGCAGAACTTGAAGACCGCAGACGCTTCAAGCGATTCCAAAGGTATCTGATTTCGCACCTTTGCCAGCGTGTTTGGGATCGTTTTTGCGAGGCTGCTTCCAGCGTCACCAAACTGGTCGACGGTCCAGCACAGTTCCCAGTTCTTAGCGATTTACTTGACGATCGCAGAACCTATACCCCAGTCACCTGGCAGGTTCCCGAATGGGAATGGGTCGACCCGCAAAACGAACAAGCTGCGTCAGTGATGGCAATCCAAAACAACATGAGCACGCTGCAGCGCGAGTGCGCCAAACTCGGAATCAACTGGCGTGAAGTGCTTCGCCAACGATCCAAGGAAAAGCAGGCAGAAGCGGAATACGGCGTCCAGCCTTTGGAAACGCAAGCAGTGCAAGCAGAGGTCACCGCAGCCACAGGCGGCGAAATGATGGGTCTCAGCACCCTGCAATTCAATCGCAACAAAAAAGCCATCGAAAAAATCCTGGCGGAACTTGCCAGCGGTCAGACATCAGAAGCAAGGGCACGCGTTTTCCTCGCATCCATTGGCATGCAAGAACAAAACATTGCAGCACTGATCAACGACGCCACCGATGGAACGCCAGTCGTGTTGCCACAGGAGGCACAGCCACAATGACCACAGCAGCCAAGCCTAAGAAACTCAAGTCTTGGAAAAAAGATACCAAGCCACACGAACGCATGATTGAACGTTCGGTAGTGATTCGCGTGGTCGGAAATACACAAGGCAATGCTGATGCAGTGCCAACACTGACCGCAGTGATTGCCAGTGAACACCCTGTTGAACGCTGGGACGAACAGCGGAAAGAAGTTGTCCGCGAAATCCTATTGACCGATGGCATGGAGCTCCGCGACGGCAAAAACCAATTGCCAATCGTCGATTCGCACGATCGCGGGACTGTTCGCAACGTGCTGGGATCCATTCGCAACATCCAGATCCAAGGCGATGAGGTTGTCGGCCAACCAATGTTTGCACGCGATGCCAACAGCCAAGAAGCCATGATGAAAGTCATCGACGGACATATCAACGATTTTTCAATCACCGCTGACCCGCTGGAAATCGTCGAGATTCCCAGAGGCAAAACAGGTCAGTTTGGTGAACGACTCATAGAAGGGCCTGCCAATGTGGTGACACGCTGGCAGCCAACGGACGCGTCACTGGTAGCCGCAGGCGCAGACGTTCGAAGTAAGGTGTGGCGAAGTTACGAGTTATCGAAAGGAATTGCACGAGCCATGACAGCAGAAGCGATTGCAAAGCTGGTCGAAAAAGGCATGCCGTCAGACCTCACCGACCCTGAGCAAATCATGGCTTGGGTTCTCGGTAATTTGTCGGCAACCGACGCAACATCAATCACGTCGACCATGGATGAAATGGAATACGCCGAAGGCGACATGATGCCAGAGGAAGAGGTGATTGAAAACATGGATGGCGAAAAGACTGAGGAAGTCAAGAACGCCAAGCCAGCAACCACCAAAACCCGTTCACTGGACCGAAACACTGTTTTGGTCGCTGAACGCAAGCGAATCAAAGAAATCAACGCTCTCGGGGAAAAAGCCAACATCGAACGCACCGTTGTTGACCGCTGGATTTCTGAGGGAACTTCCCTTGAGTTGGTGCGGGAAAAGGTGATCGAACGTATGGCAGCAAACGCCACTTCAACCGGAACGTCGGCTGGTGCTGACGTTCGTGTAACCGCTTCTGGCGATGACAAGTTCATGGCAGCTATCCAAGATGGCTTGCTAATGCGATGTCAAACCGCCAGCCGCGTGCAACGCAGCTTGGTAGGTTCCAAGCCAGCACCAGGTGCAGAGGACTTCGGACGCGGAAACCTAGTGCGAATCGCAGAAGAAATTTTGCGACGTGCGGGTGTTTCGACACATCGTTTCAGCGCCCCAGAAATTGCGAAGGCTGCCATGGGCAACCGCAGCATGCTCGAGCGTATGGGAATCCGTCGCGACTCCGCCTACCACACCACTGGCAGCTTTGCCAACTTGCTGCTCAATGCGTCCAACAAGACGCTTTTGGCAGCTTACGAAGAAGCGCCATACACTTGGTCGTTGTGGGCTCGCCAAGCCACCAGTGTTGATGACTTCAAACCCATCAACCGCATTCGATTCAGTGAGTCGCCAGACCTTGAGGTTGTTCCAGAAAGCAAGGAATACCCAGAAGGCGTCATGACCGATTCGAAGGAATCGTATAGCGTCGAGAAGTTCGGCAAGATGTTTTCCGTCTCCTGGGAAACAGTTGTCAACGATGACTTGGACGCGATCAGCCGCATTCCTGCTATGCACGGTGCAGCAGCACGTCGAACCCAAAACAAAAAGGTTTATGAGGTGCTAACTAGCAACCCATTGATGGGTGATGGTGTAGCACTGTTCGGTGCGCACTCCTCGGGAACGAACACTTCAGGTGCAGCCGCTGCACCAGGTGTCACGACCCTCAATACTGCGTTTGCAGCAATGCGACGACAGAAGGGTTTAACCAGCGATGTGACTTTGAACATCGTACCGCGTTACCTGATTGTGCCTGTTTCTTACGAAGGCACCGCGCTAGAGGTGGTCAATAGCATCAGCTACAACGCAGCCAACAACAATGAAGGCGTTAGGAACATCTATGGTCCAAACGGTCCTCGCAACTTGGTTGTGATTGGTGAACCAACCTTGGATGCCAGCAGCACCACGGTTTGGTACTTGGCAGCAGATCCAGGCCAGATCGATACCGTCGAACTTAGCTTCCTTGCCGGCGAAGAATCGCCAGTTTTGGAAACCGAATGGAAGTTTGAAACCGACACCTATTTGAACAAGGTTCGCCAAACCTTTGGTGTCAAGGCTATCGATTGGCGTGGGTTGTATCGCAACTCCGCGTGATCTTAGTTTGACCTAGCAGCAAAACCCCAAAGCTAGCCTGTTTAACCGCAGGCTGGCTTACCCCTTCAAAACCAAATGATTTGCAATAAGTGAGATCAAAAATATGGCAGGTTTACAGGATTTCGAAACTTACGTTGAGGACTTTGTTGGAACGAGTGTAACTCTTCCCGCATCGGCCAACATTGGCACGCCTTGGTTGGTGGTCGATACATCTTCCTCGGGAACTCCAACGTATGTGCGGGCAGGATCAGCAGCAACGTTGACTCTTGCGTCAACCAGCGAAGTTGAAAACGTGTGCTTGGCGCACGGTGACTCACTGGCATTTGACATCGACGACATTCAACGTGTTGTCATGCGAGTTGAAATCGGTGCTGCAACATTCACCAGCGGAAGCGAGCTTGTTTTTGGTGTGGGTTCCGCACGTAATGACACCACTGACAGCGTAGCAGCCAACGCTTGGTTCAAGATGGTTGGCGCAAGCAGCACAACCGCTGTTTACGTTGAAACCGATGACGGTGTCCGTGACAACGACGATGTTGCCACAGGCCAAACCCTCGGCACCTCTTACAAAGAGTTTGTCATTGATTTCACTGGCGGGAAGTCAAACGTGAAATTCTACATTGACGGAATTCGCGTTGCAGCTTCGACCACGTTTGACATGAGTGGCTATAGCAGCGGTTTGCAACCGATCATCCAGTTGCAAAAAGCAGCGAACACCAACGTCGACGCAGTGTCGATCGACTATGTGGAAATCGTTTGCAAGCGACGTGCAGCCTGATAACTGATGACACTTCGCGACGCACTTGAAACCGACGCTGCGATGTTTACGTCCACCAGTGACTTTGGCGAGACGGTCACATACCGACCTCGCCTAGTCTCTGAACGTAACATTGCAGCAGTTGTCATCCGCCAGCAGGCGGAACAAATCAGCGGTGACGAAAACCGCGTCGCGACCGTGTTTGAAGTGCATGTAGCCAACAACTCGACGACAGGAATCGCAACCACAGAAATCGACCTTGGCGGCGACATGATCGACATCGCAGATCGAGTCGGTAAGACACCCAAACCAAGATCGATTTTGCAGATCCTAGACCAAGATGAAGGAATGGTTGTTCTCCGATGCCAGTAGAACCAACGGCGGTGGACGTTCTTGAGGAGTTAGAAACGCGTTTGGCGTATCTGACGACATCTGAGATCGTTTTTCCATCCCGCGAAAACTCGGACAACGACCCCGAAGGCAAACCAGAGAGTCCCAAGGATTCACAGGTTGTTGTGTCGGTTGCCAACATTACGCGCGTTGAGGATCTGGATCTACCAGGCAATCCCCCGCGCGAGTGCTGGGAACTTGAAACAAAACTTCGCCTACGGTTGATGCCAAGTGAAACAGACAGCGAAGCGATCGACCTTAAGTTGATGCGGTTTGTGCGTGACGTTCGTGCGGCGGTCACAGGCGGTGCAACCTACCTCGACGACTGGTTTACCTTCGACGGAAATGCACTTGATGCGGAGTGGGGTGACACCATGGAACGCGTCGCGACCGATGGAACCAGCCAGAGCGACGGTTATGTGTTGACGTTGAATATTCGCATTCGAGTGACACCAGGGGCGCTGTAATGATTAGCGTTCGAATCGACAACAAGGTAAACGAACTGCAAAGGGCACTTGGAGACCAAGCACCCAAACGACTTAAAAAAGAGGTTTCCGCAGCGGTTAACGCAGCAGCTAAACGCACTCAAAACCTACTTGCCAAGGAAGTATCCAAAGAACTAGCGACGTCCCAAAAAGTGATCAAGGAAGGTATTTCGGTCACTAAAAAAGCGACGCCAGACAACTTGGCAGCAGAGGTAACACAAAAGGAATCGCAGCGACTTTCACTCAAAAGATTTGGAGCGCAGCAGACCAAAACAGGGGTTCGGTACAAGATCAGCAAAACACAGGGACGCAAGTTTGTCAAAAGTGCGTTTATGCCTGAAGCACTTGGACAGCACGTTTACCAGCGACAAGGCAAATCAAGACTACCGATTCAAAAATTACATGGTCCATCGCCTTGGGGTATTACGGTCAAAAACCAACTCGACAAGTTGGTCACTAGCAGAGACATCGAACCAGAACTGATTAAGCAAATAGATCGTCGAATTAAAGCTATCAACTACAAAAAATCGCAAGGTCAATAGATATGCCACTACTGAAACGAGTTCGCACCCTAGCAGCCAAAGTTGAGGCAACACCAGGAACCGCAGAATCTTTGACCGCATCCGAGGGTGTGTTTAACGCTTACGATGTCATGATTCAGCCATCTATTGCCATGACTGATCGCGAAGGCAGTGGATCGTTCAACTATTTGACCTCGATCAGTGAAGGCCAGACCGCAACCGTCACTTTCAAGACCGATATTCCCTGGGATGGCACCGCCACCGAACCAACCGTGTTTTCAGTGCTAATGCCTGCCTGCGGCTGGACGGAATCCACCAACGTGTGGAAACCTCGATCTGAGGCACCAGGCAGCAACGTCAAAACATTGACCCTTGGCGTGTATATCAATGGGTTGCTGAAATCCATCAAAGGCGCGGTT